ACCAAATGAAGTGTTTAACGCATCATTATATTTTGGTTTACCGTCAGTATCAATAACCGGAATTGTTTGTCCAGGTCTCATGCACTGATTTAAAAATGTTAATCTCGCATTTAATCCTTCAGGTGTTGTTGAGTGAAATGCCGGACTAAAATATTTTATCTTATCTTTAATACTATCGTAAACCATCGGGTTTTCTTTTTTAATAACCTCAAAATAATCACACTCACTAAATAAACTTCTTAATATTTTTTTAGAAATACCTTCTTTAACTGTTTTAAGAGGATCAACTTTTTTAATTGGTTTAGGACCTGGCGGTGTGTTGTTGGTTATTTTGGTGGTATTAGTACCACCATCTTCAGTTATTTCGGTGGTAATTTTAATTTCTGTTAGGGGTATTGTTTTTAATGTTGTTGTCGTTGTTGTCGTTGGAGCAGGATCTATGGTTATGTCTTTAATACGGACTCTTCTACATGACATTGCAGGAATAGAATACCATTGTGCCGTTCCACTTATTGGTCCATTTTTAGTTCTACTGATGTTTTGTGTACAATTAACTGAGTTGTATGTTATTGTTGTTGCACTATTAATAGGTATTGTTATTTCTTCACCATTGGAGTTTGGAATAAAAGTTAATCTTCCCTCACTTTCCAAAACAGGTACTGTTTTGTCTCCAATTGTTTTAGATCTAAACCATTGTAATACAGAATCAATTCTTCTTTTAGATAAATTTCTATTATATTCTACCTCTGCTGGCGCAGATGCGGATCCTTGTAATTCAATTTTAACTTTTCCGTTTTGAACAATAATTATTTCTTTTAACTTAGCTAAAAATTGATTACTTAGATACTGGTAGTTACCAATAATAATATCATTAAAGAAGTTTGGTATGACACTTTTATTTATGTATTTTTCTGCCCCAACGTAAACATCAACGGGTGGTAGATTAACATAATTTGTATTTTTAACTGAAAGGTATTGATTGTGCCAAAAATCATATGGTTTAGTTGCCGTAACATCAGTAGTGTAATATCCCTCAGGATAATCATTGTCAAAATAAAAAGAATAGTCTATAAACTCCTTGATCTCTTCCATATTGACAATTTCTTCTGTATTTTGACCATTGGTTAAAGTTTCATCGTTTGTAGTATTTTCACCATTTCCACCTACAGTTATTTTTACATCACCACCTTCAGATGACTCAGATAAACTAGTTGATTTATCTACGCTAACATTTTTATAAATTTCACCTAATTCTTCTTCAGTTAATCTTGGTTCATTTAATAATTGTTGATAAGTATATAAATCACTAGTTGGTATGGTATTAAATTTAATTGCCAAATCATATAAATCATACTTAACACATCCCGCAAAAAATGAATTAATAATAGAATCAACTTCTTTTGAGGATTTATTTGATAATTGTTTTTCAATAATAGTATTCATTGCTGCTGGAGTATCGACAACTATTTTCCAATTTATACTTCCACTTCTACTTGTGTTTGAATAAGTGTATATTGGTTCTGGTCTACCTAAAAATTTAGTTGGGTTCCAATTAGCACTAGAATCTTCACTAAATGATATGTCGTATGGTGGAAACCACATTATTCTACCACCATTTGGTCCTTTTTCACAGGTTGGTAAATCATCATAAGTATATCCCGGTTGATCTGAAGTTCTCCAAGCTAAATTCTCCAATGAGAACATATATTTTTTTACTTTACTGTCAATGATATTAGTTGATCCAGGATTTCTTATTGGTGCAATATTTAAATTAAATGTATTATCAAGAACAGAATTATTGAATTTACGACCTGATGTTGTAATACCATCAGTTTTTTGTAAATCAGCATATGTTAAATATGGTGTATCTTTTTGGAATACTCGACAATATTCTCTACCTATCTCAGTTCCATCAACACCAATAGTACTATCTCCCGTCGAACTATCGTAGTAAGCAATAACTTGAGAACCTTTTGTCATTTCTTTATATCCATCATTGAATACTTTGGAGACTTGATTTATAGCATTACCCGCGTGTTTTAATCTAGCCTGTCCACCAACATTGTCTGCGGCGTTTATTATTCTTTGAGTATTATCTAATATTGATCCTCCCCTAAATTCAATCTCCGTAGATAAATTTTGATCATATGAATTTTGAATTTGGTTAAACTCTTCGTCAATAATTTTATTTTCTCCACCAACCCCAACTTTCCATCCAGCATTTTCTTTATATTTTGGTGATGTCCATACAAAATTTCCATTTATACCCCCTTGATTAGAATATGATTCCGCCTGTAAACCAAAATTAATTTTACCTTCGTTACCCTCATAAAGTTTACCTAATTCAGAAGGTCCGTACACCAATGTTGATTGTTGTTTTCCAAGGTAATTAACAGCAACTTGATTTGCGGGATGAGTTATAAGTGACGGTTCAACATCTTTACTACCAACATAATAACCACCCCCACCATTAGGTCCTGCACCAAATAAATTAGATATGACACTTGTAAATTGTTGTAATAGTGGTTTATCATAATTTGGTCGATATAAATTATATTCTAAACTTTTAAATAAAACAGATTGTTGACCATTACCAGTGTTTGCTAAAAATATTTCAGAAGGACTCCTAAAATTATTTAAAACAGAACCTAACGCTCCACCTGTTAAATTGTTTACAACGTTTAAGGCGTTTTGAGTTTGTGGTGAATATATTGGATCAGGATCATCAAAGTAATCTCCAGGAATAAATGATACAGGAAAATAAGTCCCTGTTAATCGATTTAAAAAACTTACAGCGGCTAACAATGGGTTTTCAGGTATTGTTATTTTCCAATTCTTAGTAAAGAATGGTTGTTGTCCAGTTGCCAACATGGTGGCACTAAAAGGATCTTGTAAAGTACTTAAGTTAATACTACCAAGAGTCATTTGATATATTTCTTGAGCTATTCTATCCTCAAAATACCCTTTTAATTGAGATGCCCCAATTTTTGCAAGATATGAATCTTGTGATAAATTACCCATATCCCCACTTGGATTACTTGAAAGTAAAATTGAATATGGTGTATAACTTGACGGAATGAAAATAGTTGGTACTCCATCGTAATATGGTAAATAATACTGTGAAGATAATTGTAGGTCGGTTATAATAATTAAATCTTTATAACCCCCTTCAGGTCCAAACATATTTCTAATATATGCTGCATCAATATAAAATTCATTAATTAAATCTAAGGCCGAATCTGTTGGATCATAAGGACCATTATTACTTTCAACGGGTAATGGTGATCCTGGAACACTATATTTACCTAAAAATCCTCCATCAGGTCCCCATTCATTTAATGGATATAAATTATTTGCTAATTGGTTTGTTGAAATTAAATTGTCAGGTGAATCAATAACATTACTATTGTTTAAAGGACTAATCTCATAAACCACATTACCAGATGGGGGGTTAAACGACCCTTCTACCTGATATGGTGGTAAATTTCTAGCTATTAATAAATCTCTAAAAGATGATGATGATGTAAATGATAAAACACTTTCTGGCATTTTTTTTTTCTTTATTTATAAATACCTTTAGTCGGTTTTTTTTTATTTAAAAATTGGTTTTTGACTATTTGATACTCTAATATTATCAATTCGATTAAGTAATTCTTGCATATTTTTTGTTCCATCAGGACCATTAAAATAATTAGATATTGCGGTATTAATATCTTGAATTGACTGAGTACTAATTTTATCATCAGCAATAACATTAAAATCAACGGCGAATTTATTATCAGTTGTTATTGTCATTGGTTCATAAGAAATAGCCAAGTTTGGGTTATTTAATGATTGAATTAAAGGTGTATCATCTCCTCCCATACCAAATATTGTAGGAATAGAAGTTTTTAATTCCTCAAAATAAGTTTTTGTCATTTCTTTAAAATCTTTAAACATATCTCCAATACCTAAAGTTTTTATTAACTCACTAACTTCATTAACAACATAATCAGTTCCTGTTCTGTAATTCTTACTTTCTTTACCTTTTTGAGGTATTTGTTCGTCCAACATTTTTTGAAAAAAATTTAAACCACCTTTATATCCACCTTGAAGTGTGTTAGAACTTGCAATACCGTATTTAGCTGCTCCCACAAAAGTATTCATAGATGATTCAATTCGTTTCAAATAAGTTAATTGATCTTTCGCAATTTCTTCCATTGATGCGTCATTACTTTTTTGTTGTTGTGCCAATTTTGCAACATCATCAGTACTTAATTCACTAACTAATTTATCTATATATTCTCCCGTTCCTTCTTCCTTACCATCTTTACCTGTACGTGTTTCTTCTATTCTTACTACCGCTCTACCTGACTTATCAATTTGTGCCATTGTTGCAATAAGTTCTCTATCTTCTTTGGTTGCAATATCGGTTGGGAATTTAATTTGTTTTAATTTCATTTCAAACATCCCCGCATTTATTGCCATTTTTTGTAATTCGCCGGCAGGTAATCCCATCGACTTACCAATTTCGTCAATACGTCTTTTAGCTCCAGGTAATATTTCTATTTGATTATTCTCCTTATTGAATCTTGTAAACTCTTTTGTCATGTTTACAATTTGGTTTTGTAGTTCTGTTGGGTCATTTTGAGCTAAATCCATCAATCTTAATGGATCAAGTAATTGACTTGATGTTACACCTAATCTTTGTAGTGATGCGGCAAATTCAATTGCCCCTTCAGGATTAAATACTTTATCTACAACAGTAAATATTGATGACATATTAATCCCCAATCTTGATGCTTGTGCTGCCATATTTGCTAATCCTTTAATCCCACCCTCAAAATTATAAAGGTTCATTTTATCTAAATTAGTAACAACACCCGCAGAAACAGCTTGAACTGTTACCCCTGCTTGTCTAGCAATTTTAACAACATCTAACATTTTAGGTTCAATACTTGCAATACTAACACCGACATCTCTAAATTTTTCCGCTAATTCACTTTGTTTTACTTTAGTTACTTCTGCGGTTGCAGCAAAACTAGCTAAAGAATCGGCATTCAACATAATATTAACATTCATGGTTTCTCCCAAACCTTGTAACGTTTCCGCAACATCACCAACTTTAAGTCCCATACCAACAAATTTGGGTATTGCGTCAGCAACAGTTTGGGTCAATTCTCCCGCTCTTTGTTTACTAATACCAAAAGTTTTAACTAATTTACTTGCTTCTGAATCTAAGTTAGTTAATGCAGTAAGTAAACCTGTCCCAATTTGTTTGTTTATAGTTGCAATTGTTAATGAAACACCATCTAAAGGGTTTTTTAACGTGGCATTTACAATGTCTGTGATATTGTCAAGTGATAATAATGGATCTTGGAGTACTGTATTATCAACAGGAGTTTGAAGTTCCACTTCAGGAATTATGCTAGATTTTGATTTTGGCGGTCCCATATAATAAAACTATTTTTATAATAAATATAAATTATTTATTTTTTTTGTGTTCCTCAATGATTTTATCGATAAGATATCTTCTCACATATGTTGGCATTTTTAAATACTCGGAATAAGATGTTCTTAACATCTTTGCCAATAAATAAAATTCGTCTAATATAAATTTTGAGTAATCAGAAGAAAGGCCGAAAAAATTCCACCCCAAAAGCAATGTTCACCATTACTCTTTCTCCTGACGGGGCGATAACTTCTTTTAATAAATCTAATCTTGGTTCATTTTCTAACATAAAGTTTTTAATATGTTTTGAATCCATTATTGGCATATTATCAATAAACTTAACAATATCTCCCCTATTAGTATTACCATCAATATCAACGATCATATTACTTAATCTAAGAGTTGCAATAGGTGGTATTATTCCTGATGGATATCCACTTAAAGTTTTTTCAATATCAACAGAATCTCTCATAGTTAAAAATTTTAACGTAACATTAGATTTTGTTCTTGGTAATGTTGTTTTTAAATACCCATCATCATCAGGTTCAATCTTAATTTTTTTAATATTTAATTCATCAAGTAAAATTGTTGCATTAAATTCATTATTTGTTTGTGGGTCAGTAACACTTACAACATATTCAGGACCAAAAGATGTATTTCTTAAAAATATTAATAATGCCTCAATGTCCGCATCTAAAAGATCTTCAGGTCTAATATCCGTTTCATATAATTTATTTCTTAATAACGGTAATACAATTGATTCCTTAATTGTTTTATTTGGGTTCATACTTAAAAGAGTATTTTCATCGGCAGCAGTTAAATAACCAATTTTAACACTTTTCTTTTTAGATTTATAATATTTACCACCCGAAGGTAAAGACACAACATCGTGAGGTAAATTAAAGTCCATTTGACCATACTGTTTTGAATCGTTTTCCATAATTGTTTTTTTATTATAAAGATACTTTACTTATATTTTTTGTAAATATATTTATTTTTTTTAGTTAAAATCTTAATAATTAATATATTTTGTTATTTTAATAAAAAAAAATTCCCATACATATTAATATATGGGAATTAAATATCGTATCTATGAATAGATATATTTTAGTTTTATTTAAAAGAAATTAATAAACTAATATACAACGGTCCATACGAAGTGTTCCACTAATGTCCGCCAAAGCATCTTGAGAATATGATAATGTTCCAAAATTAACATCAGTTAAAAATGTGCCTTCTAATATCCATTTTTCTACAACAACTCCTGTTGGATCTAACATTTCAAGATCAACATTTTTTTTGTATCCTGCAGCATAACCCATACGACCTGTAACGGACTCAGCACATAAACGAACCCATTCCATTAAAGCTTGTGCAGCAGATGGTCCAATTGGGTCACGGAATTTAACTGTGATTGCATCCCAATTAAATCTACCAGCAACAAATGTTGATGTATTTAAGAATTGTATTTCGGTTGAACCGATTTTTATTGATGGCCTTGAAGCACTTTCCACAAACCACTCGTTGATACCCAAATCTGAAGGAAACCTTATAATAAACCTGTTCTGCCTTTTGGGTTCGTACGGAACTGGCATTTTCATTAACAAATCAGCCATAATTTTTAATTTTTAATTTTATGTTTATTTTTATTATAAATATACGATAAATAAAATTTTTCTATTTACTTTTATTTTTTTTTAAATAAAATATACTAGTACTAGCATTTATTATTAATATTTTGTTTTTATTCCTCTTGATGTTAAGTAAGTTTGTAGTATATTATCTTCTTTATCTTTAAAATAATCTTTCATACTAGCTACATTTTTTACATCATCATCTGAAAAACCAATAAATGGCTTAATATAATTATTTATTTTATTTTTTATTAAAGCTTTTTTCTGCAACTGGAGAGAAATTTTTTTAACATATTTAATAAATTCTTCCATAGCTTTAATTTTTCCTGGTTCTGGATTTGTTTCAGAACTCATTCCAAAAGAAACAGTGTGAAAACGACATAAATCTAAATATGATTTTATTAGTTTATCTTTAGATAATTTACCCTCATCCGCTAAATCTTTATATTTTAATAAATTTTTAACCAACTTATTTGAATCAATACCATTTTTGTTTGATTTAATTAGTTTATATATACCTTGTTTAATTGCTGATGGTGTGTGACCTCTTGCAGTAATTATAGAAAAAATGGATCCATTATTAATTGCTTCAACAAAATCATCCCATACTGGTCCTGTTGGTGAGACCATAACATCAATTAAAAATTGATCGTCATAAGTAACACCGAACTCGATATAAGCATCTTTTGCTGGTCCAACAATGGTATGTCCATTATATTTAAATAATTTTTTACCGACCATATCTCTAAATTCCGCAAAATCTTTTGTGGTCATACCTACTTTATTACCTTTATCATTCAAAAGATAAATTTTTGTTGGCATATACATTAAATTATCATCCCAATCAAATGAATAATATTTTACTGCCGGAATTAAATCAATAGGATTAATTTTCATTGTGTTTATTTTTATGTTGATAAATTGTAAATTGGTCGAAGTCTCCTTCTCTATCTGCATATTTGAAGTCAATATGACTTAACGTATTCTTTCTTTCTTTTATTATGTTATTAACAACTTTATTAAGATTTACAATTGTACCATCAAAATCTGCAAACCCTTCTAAATCGGAAATTTCTGTATTATTTTGAAATTCATAAATCATTAGTTCGTAGTGAGTTTCATCGTAATCCTTTGGAATTTTACTAATACATTTTTTTATTAGTACTTTGTGTTCTGATGTTATTTTCATAGTTTTTTTCTTTATGAAAACAAAGGTAATAAAAAAAAGGAGAACTTGCCTCCTTTTTTTTATTTTTTTTTCATTTTAATAATTAAATATCTTCAAATGAAGCTCCAGTTGGTGTTATATAGAATGTAATATCTATAAATTCTAAGGATCTTGTTGGTTTAATATAAATTTTACCTGTCATTTGATTTCTATCTAAGTCTGATGTGTCAGAAGAAACTGTAACTCGGAAATCATATAAACCTCTATCTCTTCTAATAGCGTCTAATATTGGATTTACAGAGTTTAAAAAGTCTTGTCTAACTTGTTCGTCATTTTGATCAAACAATAACCTTACAGATACTGCTGAGATTAATTTACGAGCTTGTAATAACAATCTTCTCACGTTAATTCTATCAAGAGCTGATTCTCTTACTTGTAAAGTTTTATTACCCCAAATTACGGTTCCTACATCAGAGAAGGTTGCAATTGGATTAATTCTTCCTTGGTAAAGAGTATCTCTATCTTCTTGAGTTAATTTTTTACGTGCTTTAATTGAGTTTACAATACCTCTTGTGTAACCTGCCGCTGCAAACCAAGGGAACGCAATATTATCTGTTAAGGCTAAATTTCTAGTTACCTCAGCAGTTGCCGGTATATATATTTGTGTATTGTTTACACTATCACGAGTTAACACCCAAGGATAATAAGTTGCGGTATAGTTAGAATCAATTCCTGTTGTTTCTAAATTATCTACCGCTTCTTGAGGATAAATAATACCATCATTACCTGTAGTTGTTGGTAAAAACATATTATAGTCGGGAGTTGTTGTAATATAAAGTGAATCCGCCCTATCATTTTCGATCATATCTATTGTTGATTCAACTAAGTCACTATTATTAACATAATCAATACCCGGTGAAACAAACACATTAATGTTAACCGCTTCAGGATTAGAGAATGTTTGAATTCCTAATAAATAAGCGTAGTAGTCAGTATTTGCAAAATCTTGAGTTCCATCACCAACAGAAATTTGTTTGAATGCTCCCCAACCAACCGCATTTGGATATCTGTTATCAGGACACGCTCCATTTAAATAACCAGATCTTCCTAAAACATATCTATCACTGTTAGTTCTATGTTCACGATATATGTCCCAACCATCGTAACCCCCTTGTACCAAGAAAGTAAATTTTCTTGAATAAATTCTATAATAAGGACTTGTCGGGTTATTAGGTTCAGATGAGAAATTTGCCGATCCTACATTAAATTTAGATGTTCCTGATGTTGTAAAGGCATCTGAAATAGTTATTCCTGAAGCATCTTTATCCATGTGGAAACCTTTTGATTTATAACCCCAATCAAGACTTTCAAGATCACAAGTTGAGATTGGATTTCGTTTACCAATATATTCAAAATAATTACCATCCCAACTATTATTATTAGAAATACCTAAATAGGTTCTTCTAACATTATCTCCACCACTTTGAATTGGTGTTCCAAATGGAGGATTAAAGATAACTTCTCCAGGAAAATCGTATTTTGTTTTATAAACAGGAAATGGTGATCTTGCGGTACCATAAATTCTAAAATTAAACCCGTCAAAACCACAAGGAAGTGAATCAACAGGAGCGTCTTCATTCATTTCTACCATAACATATTTAGAGTTAAGTTGGTATTCACCATCTAACGAACCTGTCTTTTTTGCAATAAAATTATTTTGACTTGGGTCCATACTACAGTTAGTAAATTTCTCAATCACAACTGGATTTGCGTCCGTATCGTAATAATCACGAATAAACACATCAAATGTTTGATTTGAAAACGAAATATTACCAATTGATATTTTTATTTCGTAATTAGCCGAATCACCATCTGAAATTGTATAAAATTTAAATAGGTTATAAACTTTTGTACCCCTAAGTTCAGACACAACCCAAGGAGAACTTGGTGTTTGGTATTTATCTAAATACCAACCAATAGAATCCGAAGCATTACTTTGTGCAGAATTTAAATCTATTAATGTTGGACTTAATCATTTAATAAATCCTTTTTTCCAACCATAGTTTAATAAAGCCTGAAACCTTTCTTCAGTAAATAAAGGAACTACTGTTCTTGGTTTACCAAAATTATCTGTACCAAAAACTTTTGTTATATATTGTGAGTCACTTGTTGCAAAAGAAGTTTCAAAGTTAAAATTAACACCATCATCATTAGTAACATTTACTCCAAATGGTAGATATGGGTTTTGTAATACTCCAGAATATTGTCCTGTCATATCTAAAACTACGTTTGCCAAATTAGACACTTCGTAAATTGGGTTATTACCATTTGAATATGTTGATATACCTCTTGATCTAAATGTTGCTACAACTAAATCATCATAATTTGTATATGATGTTCCAGTATAATAATAAATTATTCCTTGGACACTTCCCGAAAAACACTCAACAGGTATGGGTATGGTTGTTGTTGTTGTTGTTGTTGGAACAGGAATAACACAAGGGTCGGTTGTTGTTGATGTAGTTGTTGGTGCAGTAGTAGTTGTTGTAACCGGAGTAATGTTAGTTAAACCTTGAATAATTGACCAAAATGAAAATCCTGTATAACTTCCACCACCAACATTATCAAATAATGAATAAAACCACGGTGTGTTTGCACCATCACATAAATTATTACCACTAAAAGGTATTGATGGTACACCATAAACGTTTGTTGTTGCGGTGAATGACCCATTAGTTGTTAATGCGTCATAATCGTCATCACTAACACTACCAAAATAACTAATATTTTCAAGTTCGTCCAAAGTTGGTGTTGTACTTGTTATTGTTTTAAAAATTAATTCTTTTATATTACTATCCAAAGTTGATGTACCACCTTGTGGTGAATCATAACTCACATCCAATAAATCCAATATTTCCTGAGGGAAGTTTGATTGATATTCAATACTAGAAGTTGAATCTGTACAACCAGTAAAATCAACAGAAAAGAACGTCTCCAATGGAATAACACATTCTGTAACACAATTGTTGGTCACCGAACTAAAACAATTAACACCAATTGTTAAACAATCAACATTTGCCTCAGTTACAATTGACCAAGATGGTCCAGCGTCATAACCTGAAAGACCTAAAATTCTTGTTACAAATAATTGATTAGATTGTTGTAAATATG